ATTGAAATCCGTTCGTAGCGCCGAGATAGCCAACCCCGACTACTCCGGCAGAATAGAGCAGAACTTGTGTAGCACTCCACTCTACAGCTTTGTCGCCTGCTGCCACGAGGGCAGCATTGTCCACACCGATACGAAACATTCCTGTATTCGTATCGAGAGAAAAGCCAAGTCCAGGAGTGGACACCGAACCATCGAATAGACGGAATGGGGCGAGCATCGCACCTCGTCCGCTGCGATCCAATGAACTCGTAAGCTCCGTAGCCATGTCGTCTCTGGTCTGATTTTCATCCAAAGCTTCAATGGTATTGCCTGATACTACATCGGGATTTGGAAGTGTGTAAACTCCCGAAGCATTTCTTGGCATTTTCTACTCCTGTGTCTGTAGGTCTAGACCCGACACTGCTCCGGGAATATCCATTGGTCGATTTCGAAGCCACTGAGCCATAGCACGTTGAGGACCAGTGTCTCCGAACATTACGCTGGCTCCTCTACGCCCGGAACCAAGAAGATTCATTCCAGCGGCAATTCCAGCGGGAGCCGCTGCCAGCGCAGGAACACCGGTCGCCATTCCAGTGGCTAGTCCAGTAACAGCAGGGCTGATAAGACGTCTAAAATTCCACAGAGCCTGCGCTGTATTCTTCTCCCCCATATCTCCGAGAGAAGCTGCCAAAGGATCGATAAGACTTTGATTCGTACCTTGTCCTCGTGCCAAGGCATCTTCTGAAGTGTGAATACGAAGTGCCTTGGACAGCATGTTCGGAGTAAGCTCCCGCTCACCACCGGGAAGTGCCACCGCTGTCTCTAAAATCTTTCGTGATGCAAAGGCTTGATCTGTAGCGTCAAGCTTCTGTACAACTCCCGGAGCCAATCCACGATTTCTCACTACGGAAAGGTATTTGTCGATTCGATCATACGTTTGGGCCATCTTGTTATCGATGGTCGTACCACCCTTACGGAACTCATCGGCTTTATCTCGGATTGTATCCTGTAATTCTTTCCAAGTTTTTCCAGAAACGCTAAAGTCTTTTGGAAATCTATTGGAAATGAACTTGTGAACTTGCCTTGCGTCGGCAGGAGTAAGAGTGCCGTCAATGATTTGGACGATGGTAGCCTTATCTTTAGTCCTAATGGGTACGTTCACACCTTTGAGTAATAAAGAGTAGGTGTCGTCGAATTGAGCGCTCAAATCGTTGAAAAGCTGTCCTCTACGGACTTTATCCCCCACTTGCAGTAGAGTATCTTTTCCAGGAGGTGTAGCTTGAGCCCAGAGTTGTCGTACGCCAGATCCAAAGACGCGCTCTTCTCCTGAAAGAAGAGGATTTCCCATGAAAGGAATATCCTTAACTACAGAGCCAGTATCACGAACGAGCTTGCTTTCTGCCCCGATGTGAACTGGGGGTACTTCCCCTGTGGCAGCTTTCAAATTCTGCCCCGCTTGATTCATAGTCAGGGGCTGCGCTATTTGACGAGCCGCGAAAGTCATTGGAAGCGCCATAGCTGCTGCTTTACTCGCTTCTATTCCGCGAGTTTCCAAATCTCCAGGAGTCATAGCTGCGGTAATTCCAGAACTGCCTCCCGCAGATCCAAGATAAGCGGCAGTCTTTGGATGAGCTCCTGCAAATCTTGTGAGCGCAGCTGGAGCTGCCTTCGTAAGAAGGCGTCCAGCCCCTATACCCTGAATAGTACTGCCGGTGAAGTCACCAAGGGCTCCTGGAACTCCCGTGCCTTTCGCGACGGCATCAAGAGCTTCATCACCTTGAGGATCGAGAGGTACACCCGCAGCGCGTAGGGTCTGTGGAATACCCAAAGCACGAGCCGTCCGTGCCCCGGATTGCTCTAATCCTAGACGGAACTTACCCATGCCTGATGCTTCCTCGCCCATCTGCTTTAGAGTCCCGGGTAGGTTGCCAGTAGCGTATGGGGTAACGACTGTAGATGACTCAGGAAAGGGCTGTGACGCGTCAGGACCCCCGGCGCTGCCGGGTGTGCCACTGGGGGCTGTACCCGCTCCTCCACTGGTCAGCGCGCCCTGGAAACGCCCCATAACGGCATTGATTTCTTCCTCTGGCATCTCCAGAGGGAAACGAAATTCACCGTGATTAGGGTGGAATCGACTCTTGTAGGGCTTATCCGCCATTACTCTTCCACTTCAGTGAATGAGTTTGTGGTCGGATCCCACATTTGCACTTTCTTCTTTTGTGGTGCCTTGTAGAGACCTCTGGTGAAGGTTTCCAATTGATTCTTGTTAGCCCCGCCCTCTGCAAGAGCTTCCGCATTTTTCCCGATAGCTCGATGTACGAGAGTCTTTTGCGTGTCGAACCACTTTACGAGATCCACGCCACTAAGTCCTCGCGGTGGGGTGACTGCTTCCCACGAGCTCTTCTCATTGCCCGTGAGGGTAGCCCCGAAAAGGGCGTAACGTTTCTTCATCTCGCCCAGTCGTTGAAGCGTAGCCCACGCTTCACGATTCTTCATCCATTGATCTGGAACGAAACCGGGAAATTGTGACGTAATGGCGTCCTGAGTCTTCCCGAGGAACGTCAAGCCTTGAGCGGTACCGCCGGAGAATTCTTTGGTGAGCTTGGTTTCAATAAGATCCAATTCATCCAAATCTTCTCCAGCTTTCTTCATGTCCTTGTACGCCTGACCTTTGAGATCCTCGCCCCTGCCTGCTTTCTGGGCGGCAAGCTTCGTTCTCAGTGCTGTGAGTTTTGCCATTTCTTCTCGAAGCTTCAAAGTCGCGTCCCTATATGGAGCGAGAATTTCAGCTTGTGAGGCTTGGAGTGCTGCGCGAGCATCTTGCGCTTTGGTTGATTCACTGGCACGAAAATCTGCAGAGTCACGCCCAGTCTCGGCTCTCCCTAAATCAGCGGCCAAGCGATTTTCTTCAAGACGACGAAGATATTCGGGGAAAACACGAAGTTTTCCTTCTCTAGGGCTATACTCCCCATGATCTGTAATCTTTGTTTCTCCAGCCTCCAGAGCTTTCCTTAGAAGTGGAGCACTGACAGCCTGTAGGGGCTTGTCTCCAGATAGAAGGCCCAGAGTAGCGAGTTGCTGTTCTCGTAAGCGTTCTTCCTCACGACGCGCAACCTCCTCCGGACTAAACATCGGAATCTGAGGTTGCTTTCGTAGGGCATCAAGCTCTGCTGTGAGTCTTAATACCCTCGCTTCGTAAGGATTGTCCGCCACTACTCGATTCCTGTGTAGTCGATTTCAGGGCGATAATCGAATGCGTTGCTGGTACTTTTCTTCCCCGGAAACATTGCGCCGAGTAGACTCTTGCGGCCCCTGACATTTGAACCTTCGTAATCACGAATAGCCTTGGCGTAATTCTTGTCAATGTGCCCGGCTATACCTCCGGCGAGTCCCTGAGCGATAGCTCCTGGAACACTTGTCGTTTGCTGAGGAGTGAATGCTCCACGACGAATATAAGCGCTCATATCATATTGCTTGTTCAGCCCAGAGGGATCATTCAACGAAAGGGCGAGAATCTGATCGATGAGTGCCTCTGGAATACCTTGCTTTCGCAGGGCTGCTTTCTTCTCTTGCTCTGGGAGGGCGGCAAGATCCGTTCCGCTCTGAAGTGAGTCGGGGCCGTATGTTCCTGGACCGTAAGGCATTTTCTTCTCCTAACGAAGTTTCGAGTACATCACCATGTAATACCCATCAATACGCTGGATGACTGCTGATGGAATTACTGGCAAGACCTCATCCGCCATAACTCCAATGTGATTCTCATTGGAGCCACGATATTTGAAGAGATACACCGGAATGCCCGAAGCAAGCTTCCCAATACGCCTGATATGCCTCTTCAAGCGCCTGTCGGAGATTGCAGCGTATGCAGCGAGTCCAGCAAGAGTACCGAGGCCAGCGTTTGTCTGACCCTGCAGAGCTTGATCTGCTTGGTACTTAGACATATCGTACTGACCTTGTCCTTGAGCAGCAGCAAGAAGATTAGCGCCTTGACCCTGACCGGCAGGGGAGAAGCTCGGCATATTCACAGGACTGATTTGCTGTCCTGTGAGAAGCGCATTCATTTCATTTAGGGATATACCCCGCCGTTGAGCCTGCTCGGCGATAGCCTGCTGCCTCTGTAGATTTTGAAATGCCGCAGAGTCTTTATCTTGAGCAAAGCCTTGTCCTGATGCAGTCGCTTGCTGGCCGAAAGCCTGCCCTTGGGAGGCCAGCATCATATCATTCAAGGTCTTTTGCTGAGTAATTCCAGCATTTAGAGCATTCCAGCGCTCTGTACCTTGCTGACCTTGCAGACGAGCTAGCTCATTGTTATAAGCTTCGCTTCCTTGAGTGAGACCTTGGTTCATAAGACGAGTACGTACAGATTCTTCTTGTCGTTGATGCTCAGGACGCATCTGCTCCCAAGCCGCTGCCGTGTAATCGTCCCTTTGCTTTGCGAAGGCATTTGGGTCGAATGCTGTAGTCGTTGGAGCAAGATTCCGTGTCTGAGGAGTAGCTCCCGTTCCAGGAAGATTCTGCCAATCGAACGGCTGCGACATATCAGCCGCAACGCGATCTAGCTGACCTGAAGCTAAGTCTGTCCTTTTACCTTGAAGATCAAGTTGCTGATCAAGAGCGCCCTGAAGAGCAGGAGATACTTGCTGATTCTGTGACCATTTTGTAACTGCTTGTCCCGTAGATGGATCTATAGTAGACGTAGGAGTCCACTGAGAGGTACCCCACGGAGTTACTTGATCAGGTCGATTAGCGAAGGTCTGTTGAGTAAGGGCTTCTTTGTTTCCGGCCGCAGTTTGTTCTGCGGCACCACGATAATCTGGAGCTGGAGGGGCGCTGCTCTTTCCACCCTCCAAAGTCATACGCCCGCCTAGGGGCATGAATGCCCGCTCCGGCGTCATACCGAAATGGGTGTCAAGCAGCCTGCTCATAATTCCCTTTCAACCACTCGCAAGCCTCCTTAGTCATGGTTTGCACGACTAAATCGGTACTTTCATCCCAGCCCCTTGGAATGATGACAAGCGGCTTGAAGCCCAATCGACTCTGAAGCTTCAACGCCCGTTCATTGCTTGCGGCTGCCGAAACGAATATTTGAACGACATCAAGTTGACGAAAAGGATAATCAAAGGATACAAAGAGTAATTCCCTTGTAATCCAATTTCCCTCTCCTGCAACGTGCATCGAACAAGTTCGTCGACAAAACGAATTGTAGCCCACAACGGCTTTGAGCGCAAGTTCTGTGTTTAGAACTCCAAATCCTTGAAAATCATCTGACCAACATTCTAGTACTTTCTTCTCTTTGAGGTACCCATAGAGAAGATGTTTATTTTCCGGCTTACGGGAGGTAATAATCACATCAAGCCCCCCAGAGTATGGATAACTTTCCAGCTTGTGAAGGTAGTTCTTGGCTTTCCAGTAATGGAAAGTCGTAAAGAGAAATAACACCCCAATCCCGAACACCCAATCCAAACGAGATAGGTGTTAGCCGAGCCACTCCACACAGCTTCATCCCATTGGGAGGTGCCCCAGATAGCATTTTCACCGGGAAGTATAGATGGTGTGCCCGAAGTAGCCTGCCCTGACCATTCTGTGTTGATACGCGCCAATACTGACGGAGGTTCTGTAGACGTAAGCATAATTTGAAGAAGTTGCGGAATCTTCAATTGCATACGATCATTATTGGGCGGAATAAAGGCAGACTGCAGATGTCCTATTACATCTTCACCTAGAGTACCATCTGTAAGTTCGTCATCTGTATCTGAATCAAACATACGCTGAATAGTTCCGTTAGGAGTACCGATGAACAAATCTCCATTGAAAAATTCCCCGGAAAGAGCAGCTATGTTAGAAAAGATAGACCACGCAGCCGGAACTGTGGAGAAGCAATACTGAAGCTCTTCTCCCTCTACATTGTGTGGTGTGAGCACAACTACACAATCCTCAGAAGTAGTGTGAATAGCATACCATCCCTGCTCGCCACGAGTATCTCGTATATCTCGCGCAATCACTTCATTGTACCGGCGAGTAGCTCCATTAACCTGCTCTCCATCAGGTTCAAGAAGTCCCTGCGCCCCCACAAGGCGAGACATGAACTCTACACCATTTTCACAGAGAATGCCAAGATCTCCACCATACTTCGTAGCAAAACGACGACCATAAGGCGGAGGTCCAGTATACCAACGACCAATCATTCCAAAAGTGGCTGCGCTGGCAGGGTCCGTTCCTTGATATACAATTACGTCTCCTCCTGAACCTACAGCCACGAGATTATCGTCGATACCCTCACCAGCATCTCTGGTCCAAGAAGCAAGCATCTGCAAAGTTCCACCGTGCGCCAGATGGGGGCCAAAATCAAATTCTGTTGCAGCCCCTACAATAGCTCCAGCGGGAAGATACCATGCAGATTGATCATTGTGGAGAATAAACCAGATTCTTTTCTTCCAAATCATGACGAAAGCAACGTTCGTCAAGCTTACCCCAGTGACACTTGCAGTACGATTGACCCATCCTCCGGTATGATCATAGGTGTAGTAGCCTACTCCTGGTC